TCAAGGCCCCGAGATTACCAGCTCCCTTGCCGGAGTCACCTTCCCGCTCAGCCGATAGTTGAGGGTAACCTCCTCGATCTCGAATCCGTTGAAGATTTCGCGGATCTCGGGCTTGTCGTTGATCGACAGAATGAAGCGCCCTTGAAGACCCTCTAAGAGGTCTCTCAGAGCCTGGAAATCGGCTGGTGAGAAGATGTTTTTGCCGTAGTCATCGGTGCAGCCCCAGTAAGGTGGGTCGCAATAGAATAGGGTGCCCGGCCGGCTGTCATAGCGCTTGATGCACTCGGCATAGGGCAGCCGCTCGATCAGCACCCCAGCAAGGCGCTCGTGGACGTCTTCCAGCATCGGCACGAGCTTCGTCAGGTTGAACCGCGCGCCGCCGTTGAAATCGACTCCGAAATGCTGCTTGACTGCATGGCCGCCGAACGCCGCGCGCTGGAGGTAAAGGAAGCGCGCGGCGCGCTCGAGATCGGTCAGGGTATCGGGATCGACTTGGACAAGCCGCTCGAACTCCGCACGGCTGCACACCTGCCATTTCAGCACGTCGAGCAGCTGCTGGAAGTGTCGCTGCAGGATGCGAAACAGGTTCACAACGTCGCGGCTGATATCGTTGATGACTTCCATTTTCGGCCGTGATCGCCGGCGGAAGAAAACCCCTCCCATCCCGACAAAAGGTTCAACGTACCTTGCATGCGGGATCGCTTCGATTCTGCTGCCCAGTAGCGACGCCAGAGCTCGTTTCCCACCGAGCCAAGGCGCCACCGGTTTCGTCGCCCGAACAGGATCGAGCTGACCTTCTTCGTTCAATCCTTCTTTCATACTTGGCACCTAACCATGCCCCCGCCGTGACGGCCGGGGGAACTGAAAGGCTGCTCGCGACAGCCCTAGGTGCGAGTTACAGCTCGCGGTTTGAGGCGCTGCTACGCCTCAACCGCCCCCGTAAAATCCGGAGGCGGGATTACATCAGAGTGCAAAGGCGGCGTGCTTGGCTTTCCACTCGGCCGCGCGCCGCACTTCCGGGTCGAAGCCGCTCACCGTGCAGTTTTCCATGATAACGCGGCTGATCTTGGCATCATCAGGACCAGCGAAACCCGAGGTTGCCTTGCCCAGTCCGAAACTCACTCCGGGCTGCGCGGCCAACGTCGGGGTCTTTGTGACCTGAGCAATCTGAGCGTTGTTGAGAAAGACCGTAATCTTCCGCTGACCGGCACCAGCATCAACGCATGTCAACTGTAGGCAAAATGCCTTGTTGATGAGCGCGGTGGCATCGACGGCCGACGCGCCAGACCCATCGATAACAGCGGACAAACCGAGCAAAGGCGTGTTGTTATAGGCGTACCACGCGCCGAATGACACCGCGCCGGTTGTGTTTCCAAACCCAAACAGTCGATGCGTCCCACTGGTAGTGGGATTGGCTGGCAACTTGCCCCAGCATGTGAACACGAAATTAGGATAATCCAGCGCCTTGAGGTCGAAGAGGCCAGCGGGCCAATAGATGCTGCCCGTCGTTCCTGCGCCAAACTGCGCGCCGGTGGCATCATAAGTTGGCAGAACCCCGGCCTGCTGGATGCCATCAGCGAAGTTCTCGCTCAGGTTTTTCCATGCGTCCCCCGCGTTGACTGCACCGCCGATCGCTCCCGTCGGCCATTGCGCGGCAATGGATGGGTCCCAAAGAAGCATGGTGCCCGCATTGACTTGATCGTCATAGGCAAGCAGCGGCCAGTTGGCGTCGGTGGTGGTGATGGCGCCGTCGAGCGCCACGACTGTAGTAGTAGGCATAGTTAGGCCCAACCTTTTGCTTTGATGAAGTTGACGATGGCGACCGTGGCCAGATCATTGCCCGCATTGCCCAGGTGGAAGCCGTCACCCGCGCTCAATGATGGCGGGACCAACCCCTGCGACACAGCTGTCGCGTCCGACGGTGCTGCGTTGCCGTAGAGCGTCGGCATCAGATCAAGCCAATTATTGGGATAGGCGGCCTGGACTGCTGCGTTGAGTGCATCGATATCTGCCCGGCTCGCCGAACCGATAGTATCGGTAGTCCGTGGGAACTCGCGCAGGATGATAAATCGTTTTCCCAGTGCTTTGAGCGCAGCGACGATCGTGTTGAGGTTGGCGAGCGAGGCTGCGCGTCCAGCGCTACCATGATCATCATTCACAAGCGCCCAGATCAAAGCCACGCCAGAAAATGCTGTGCCCACGTCGGGGGTCCAGGTGGCCGCTGCTGAAATCGGTACTGCGTCGCCAGGCGTCGCCCGCCAAAATCGTTCACCGGCAGAAGCGTCCCACGTCAAATATCCGTAGACCCCACCGAGCCAACCGTAGATCGATCGCGGGCCATAGGCGGAAATGATAAAATCGTTCGGCGTTACGCCGGTAATGGTCACTGGCCCAGACGCTGGGATAGTATTGCCGGTCACGGTCAGCGTCGTGGCCACCAGTCCCGCACGGGCCACCTGCTGCGCCGATCCCGACCCCTGGATCGCGAAATTGACCAAAGGCCAATTCAGCGCAGAAGCTACCTTATCGGGCAGAGGCGGCTGTCGATTCGCGGCGTAATTGGCCAACATTGAGTGCCCGACAGCCCAAAGGAGTGGGCGCGCCGTGACGGGGCCGGACGTGCCAGCGTCAAGATCGCAATAATCGCTGTAAGTGCCATCGGTCAGCCAGGCAGCCACACTGCCATTGATCTTGAGGTCTGTATGGTTACCGGACATGGTCAGCGCCGTGACCTGTCCGGTGGCTCTGGACTGCTTGTAGACCTGATAATTGCCGCTGGCGTCGGGAGAGGTGAACACGATCCAGCTTGCGTTATAGACCGACGCAGAACCGACGCGGATAGTGCCCGCAGTCAAGGTCACAGCCTGCGCGCGATATGCCCAGATTGTGCCATCAGTGAGCAGAGCCCAAATCTTGCGACGCGACCCGTCGATATAGGCCCAGAACACGCCAGGATAGGAACCAGGGGCCTTTAGAGCGACAGTGCCAATGCGCAGCGAACCGGCAATGCTGAGCAGCGCTGTGATGTTCAGCGTGACGATCTCGGACAGGTAGGCCCACACTGCGCCGCTGTCTTTGATACCCCACACCAAACGCCGGCCAGAGCCCTTGATTGCCAGAAGCCACCCTGGGTATTTGAGCACACGCGAGATGATGCCTGCGATCGTTGCTGCGCTGGCTGCTGCTTGCAGTGCCCAATATCGTGCCCCGCGCGACCCGGCTGGTGCACCAGGAACATCGGTATTCGTCGCATCATTCGCATAATGCCCGGCCAGTTCGGCAGCTTGGGTTGCAGCAGCTGTAGCCGGTCCGGCAATGGCTTGAATGATGCCGAGGATGATACCGGATACAACCCAATTGCCTGTGCCGGACGCGCCCGATTTGACGATCAGATCATTGTTCGTAGCCGTAGCATCCGCATAGACGATCGCCACTGCACCATCGGGATAGGCGAGGCTGGCATTGGCCGCAGCCAGTGTGGCGAAACGCGCGCTGATGAGCGCACCAAGTCCCACCTGCGCGACCGCCTGCTCGATGATCGGGCCGATCGCGCGCGCGTCGGCCTTGTCCACTTCAGCCAGACCCGACGCGGCGATCCCATCCGTGTTGAAGTCCCGGAACGCGCGGTTGAATTGGTCGATTACGGCTCCCATCGTCGTGTCCTCGCTAGCTGATGGTCGCGGTGGCCGGCCCGGCGAGAGCGGATGAACCGCCGCCGGTCGCGAAAGCCCGCGCCCAGTAATATTCCGTGCCGGCCGAAAGCCCGCTGTCGTGCACGCTCATGACCTCGCCCAGGCCGCCAACGACATCGCCGCCCACTTGGGTGGCCGTGCTGAAATCGTTGGTCGAATTGCGGTAGAGCCGCGCGAAGGCCAGCGTGGCCCCGGTCGGCATCCTGAAAGTGATATCGGCCACCCCAGCGCCACCTGTGGCGGCCAGTTCCGTCGGGGCACTCAGCGACACGGTTGCAGTCGGCGTGATATCCACGCTCGCGCTCCAGGCGCTGGCCCAATAGCTGATGGTCAAAGCGCGCACCTGGACTTCGTATTGCGTGCCGCTGTTCACCGGGCCGCTGCGCGCAGTGCGCGCCGCATTGTCCACCGTCATCGAAACCCACGTGCCGCCCGTCGTGGGGCGATATCGCGCCTCATAGGTCAAGCCTGCGCGCACGGTGGACCAGCTGGCCTCGATCGCCACGCCCTGGCCGCTGCCCAGCGCGATCTGCACCGAGGAAAGTGTAACCGCATAGGGCACAGGAATGACCACGATCGCTGTGGTGTCCTCGGGCATGAGCGGCGGCGTGCCCTCCTCGGTGGCCGCGTCAAAATCCCAGTCAGCGGCCTTGATCTCGGTCAGCGTGGCCGTGACGCGCATCTTGCCCAGATCCAGCTTCAGATTCTCGATCATGAAGTCGGCCGAGACGCCCAGCTGCGCGAGCTCGAGGCGGCAGAAACGCTCGCCCAAGAGGTTGAGACCGTAGAGGTTGAGCTCGGCCGTGATGTGCCAACGGTTGCCGAGGCGCGCGAGCACCAGCTTGCCCACGCGCACGGCCTGGTTGTGGTGGGGCGCGAAATAGAGCTCGACGCTCTGTGGATCGGTGTTCGGGTCTTCGACCACTTCGGCTGACCCGACGGTGGCGCTTTCCTGCTCCCGGTAGCCGATCGCCGCCTCGGTATAGAGCACCTTGACCGCGCTCACGCGTTCGGTTGCCTTCGGCCCCAGCACGGCGGTCATCGAGACCACGTGATCATCGGTGATGACCACGCTTGGCGCGACATAGCGCCCGACCATGAAATTGAACTTGCCCGCCGCATCCTGCCAGCAGAAGGCGTCGGAGGCCTTGAGCATGTTGGCCAGCACCTGCCGCCGTTCGTCCGTCGAGAGCGAATAGCTGGCCCAGATGCGCCAGCGCTTGATCGTCGCCGCTGTCACCGTGGTCACGGTCTGGTCGCAGATGTCGGCCTCGATCGCCACGCGCGCCCAGTTCACGTTGCCATAGCCGGCGCCATAGCCATCGGGATGGGCAAAATAGTCGGCGATCACCAGCGCCGCGTTGTCGCTACGGGGCCAGGTGGAGCTATCCGAAAGCCGCACCGCGCCCGTGCCGCCGGCCGTCGAATCGAGCCGCGGATCATAGACGCGGGCGCCCCACCGGATTTGGGTATAAGCCGGCTGCTGGCCGTTATAGACCTCGGAAAACTTGTCCTGGTCGACCGGGTCGCAGATCAACGCCACATGCGCGCAGCCGCGCTGGCGATGGTTGGCGGTCCACTGCGGGAACTTGGCTGTCAGCTGAGAGATGGCCGTCTGGCTCGCGGTCCCGCTGCGGGTATAGATGTGGATCGCGCCGTGATAGCTCGATTGGGTAACCGTGCCCGAACCGTCCAGCGTCACCTTGTTGTTGTTGATCCGGTGTTCGAGGATGTCGCCCTCTTCACCGGTCCCGAGCGTCACCACCATGCCAAGCGTGCCGCCAGAGCTCTCCAGGAACGACTGCTGGCCACCCGTATGGACGATGCCATAGTGCCGCTTGCGGGAGCCGATCGACTGCCGGATCACCTGCTGCCCATCGCTCGGTTTCGGGGTCGATGCGCCGAAAACGGTCGAGATGAGCGCGTTCAGCGCACCGGCAAGGCCGCCGAAGACGCCGCCGATTAGCACGGCCACCGGGCCGCTGGCGCCGGTCAGCCCAATGATGAGCGCGCCTAGTGCCGAGGGCATGGCAGCCTCCATGATGCCAGCGCCACGCCGCAGAAGATGACCACACCGGTATCGCAGCGAGCCGCCCAGCGGCGATGGCCAAGGCACAGGCAAAGCGTATGGCCGGACCCCGGCAGATCGATCACGCCGAAATCGCCGCGTGCTGGCGCATCGGTTTTCGGGCAGCCCAATTCACCAAAGCGCGCCTGGCACAAAGCAACCAGGCAGCCAGCCCGCTCGATGATCAATTGCGCGCGAAAAGCGTTCGATGCGCGCGGCCAGGGTTCGAGCCGGCGTCCGCTGCAGCGCTCGATGTAGATCAGGATCGACTGGCAGCAGTCGGTTTCGCCCCACCGGAAATCGGTAGCCGCCCAAAGCGCCAGTTCGCTTGCCACCGGGTCGGGGCCGGGCCGCGTCAGTAGTCCGGCCATGTGACCACCTTGTTGACCAGCGTGCCAACGAACTCGAAACCTTCGTCACCTGGGAAGCGGCGCTGCTGATCGGCGTCGGTGTACATCGCGTACTTCGGCCGGCTGCGCAGCGAGAACAGGCTCTCGGCCGAGATCGACACCGATCGTTCGCCGGTCTCGCCATAGGTGAAAGTGGGCTGCAGCATGCGCCCCGCCCAGATTGCATAGGGATTATCGAGCGGCCGCTGATTTTGCGGATCGGCGGGGTCATCCACGCCGAAAAACTGCATCAGCACATAGGCCGTGCGGCCGTAGACTTCCGCCTCGAACTCATCGCGGGCGAGCAGCAGGATGTCGCTGCTCACGCCGGATAGGTTGAATGTCGCCTCGGGCGCGTCCCCGTTGATGGCCTGCTCGATGCCGCTCATGCTGCCCAGATGGCCGATGCCCTGCCACCGGCGGTCATCATTGGTGCGCAGCACGCCGTTACCGGTCCACAGCTGCATGGGTGTGGTGGTGAAATCGAACAGCACCAGCGCTGCGCATTGCACCGTGGCGCCTGCCAGCGAGGCAGCGATCGTCTCAGGAAAAAGGCTCATCGAAAGCCTCCGTAAATTCGATCGAGGGTGTGCCGTAGCGCAGCGCCTCAAGGGTCAGCGCGCCATTGTCATCGTCTGGCAGGCGCCCGATCATCGTTGGCCTCAGCCGCAGGGGCTCGGCGTCGTAGTCTTTGCGCAGGCTGGGCGAGCACCGGATCGTCGCCACGCTGCCCGACCAGGACACGCCCGTTGCAATGTACGGATGCTCGCCGAGGCCAAAATACAGGCCCGCCTGCAGCAGCTGCCCATAGCCGCCAAAATCGGCCGTGATCGTCCTCGCCCCTTGCAAGCCAGACACCAGCACACCCGACAGATCACGGGTCAGATAAAGCGCCCCGTCCGAAAAAGCCGTGCCATCGGAATGGGTGACCATGCCGCCCATGATCTCGGCCTGTGTGGCCGCGTACCAGACGTCGAACAGCGGAACCCGCACCATGTTGGCCCGGCCTTCGAGCGAGGCGTGGATGGCGCGATAGGCGAGCACGTCGAACCCTTCGATCGCATCGAACTGCATCGTCAGCGTGAAGGGCGGCCGGATCGAGGGCACCGCCTGGGTGAAGTCGGTCAGGCTGCCGCTCATGCCCACGGTGCGGCGCGGAGGCCGAATGGTGACCGTCTTGGGGATCAACGAGGCGGGCCAATCGAACACCGGCATTATCCGTGCCTCGCGAGGTTGTCTTTGACCCGCGAACCGACGTTGCTGTCGTACGCAACCAGCGCCTGCTGCACGCCGGCATTGACCATCTGGATGATCTCCTGGTTGCCACGCGCGCCGCTGATGCTGATATCGGCTTTGAACGGTACGCCGCCCTGGCCGCGTGCCGGATTGGGTACGACCTGGACGCCGTTGCCGGTTGCCAGCACACGCTCGGGGCCTGCCTCGCCGACGATGCCCCACGTGCCGGCCGGGATCGTGCCTCCGTCGGCAAACAGCCCGGCAAACTGGGGATCGGCGATGGTTGCTGCCGCGCTCGAGGCCAGCGAAGACCCACCGCCGCCCCCAAATAGCGAACCGATAAAGCCGCCTAGGCCACCGCTGCCCGTAGTGGCTTGCGCCAACCCCTGCGCAATCGGCTTGATGATCTGCTGCTCGATGAACTGGCCGATCAGGGCTTTCAGCAACGGGTCTTTGATGCCCAGGCGGCTGGCGATGGCATCGGTCAGCGAGGAGTGAATGTAGTCGAGCTCGTTCACCACCAGCTGCTCAGCCTGACGGCCGGCATCTTCGCCATTCGCCCTGAGGCCGGCGGCGTAGGAAGCCAGCGGCCCGGCGGTGCGCTGGGATAGGCCTTGGCGCGCGGCAGCCTGCTGGCTGGCCAATTCCTGGCGCGCTTTCGCGCCGTCCGCCACTTGGCCGCTCGCGATCTGCTGTTCGAGCAGGTTGGTCTGGATTTGCTGCTGGATTTTCAGCGCATCGGCTTCTAGGCGCGCGCGCTCCTTTGCGCTGGTGGCCACTTGGGCCCAGGCTTCAAGCGTCGTGGCTTGGCGCGCCAGCATATCGTTGGCTTGCTGGGCCTCGGCCTGGCGCTGATCGCGGCCAACCTGCAGCTGGAACACGCCAGGGTTTCCAACCAGAATGCTACCGTCGGTCGCGCGCTGCCCGTAAAGCCTGTCGAGCGCGGCGATCAGCTGCTTTTTCTGTGCCTCGCTGAAATCCTTGTTGGCGCGGATATCGGCTTCGCGCCGGCTGCGCTGATCGCCGAGCATCTGATAGGCGATATCGGCGCGCTCCTGGGCCGAGGTGGCCAGCTGCTGGCGGGCACCCAACTCCTCCGCGTCGATGCCCTCCATAGCCTTCAGGAATTCGGCATCGATCTGTTCCTCAGTCTTGCCCGACTTCGATTTGCGCTCCTTCTTCTTCTTGGCCGTGTCGGGCTGGCGCAGGGTCGGATCAAGTTCGTTGTTGCGCAGGCTGTTCTCGATCGCCTGAGCGACCTTTTCCTTTTCCGGGTACGAGACACCGTCAGCAACGGCCTTGAGAAACTCTTCCTTGGAGACAGCCAGGCCGCCGAAATCCATATTTTCGACGCGGCGACTAGCTCCAATGCCGGAGAGCTTCCCGCTGCGCATGTCGGCAACCAGCTGGCGCACTTCACTCTCGCGCGCCATCGCATCGCCAACCGGCACACCCAATGATGCCAGCGCCTTTTGACTGGTCGAAAGGCCGATTGAACCTTGCGAAAAGCGGTCCATCGTCTGCTGCGCATTCGATTTTTCGGACTGGGCCTGCGCTCGTAGGTTGATCGCCATCAACTCGGCATTGAGGCGCAGCATGTCATTCTGCGCCTTTACCTTGCCGGTGGTGAGATCGAACATCTTGCCCAGGACCCCTTGGGCATCACTTAGGCCATCGGAGGCCAGTTCCACCTTCTTGGTGGCATCTTCGGCCGCCAGCAGATTGGCGATCAACGGCCCCAGCACCATGACGGCGCCGGTAATCGCAACGCCCCACGGGCCAGCCAGGAACCGCGCAAAACCGCTGCCTTCTCCCGCGAGCAGCTGCACCGCGCCGGCCACTTGCCCAATCTGACTGGCAAAAATCTGCTGTGGACGCATACCAAGCGAGTACATGGTCGACATGTCGCCCAGCTGCTGCGTCAGCTGCATCATGCCTGCCTTTTGCCCCGCCGTGGCACCTGTGACCTGGTTGGTCGAAGCGATGTGCTGACGCAGTAGCGCCTGGGCTTTGCGGTGCTCATCTTCGAGCAGGGCCAGACCGGCTTTCGTCTGCAGGATTTGCCGATTGTACTCTTCAAGCGAAATGGTGCCGGCGTTGAACGAAGCCTTCGCGAGATCTGTTTCAGCTTTGGCTTGCGCCTGCGCCGCCGCCAGCGCGTCGATCGCGGCGCCAGCCTCAAGCCATACCCGTGCCCCGCGATCACCGCTCTGCGCCGCTTGGTTGATCTTGTCAGCCAGGCCAACCGCGCTGCCCGAGCATGCATCGAGGGTCTTGCCCAGGCCATTGGCAGCCGCCTCGGCCTTGTCGATGCCGCTGGTATAGGCGCTGTCGTCCGTGCGCAGTGTCAGTACGGCATCGCCCAGGCTCTCAGCCATCGTTCTGCCCCTTCTGAACGGGCATTGAGACGCCGATACCCATGGCGCTCAGCTGGGCGGGCGTGGCCCGCTTCGGCCGCGCGGCTTCGGCCTGCGGCTGGATGCCCTGCGCCGCGTCGCGCAGCTCGCGCTGCATCTGTTCGGCATCGGCCTTTTCGAACGCGCCGAAGGCGAGGCCTTGCGCCCGGATGGCGGCCTGCTGCTCGCGGGCATCGAGGCGCGGCATCATGGTCACGAATGCGCGAACCAGCGCAGCAGGCGCTTCAGCCAGCCACCATTGTGGCTGGCCACCATAGAACCGGACGAGCTGGGGGATGACTTTGCCCCAGTCGACAGCGGAACCCCGGCCGCCTTCGCGATCGCTCCCGCCACGCCGAGACGATTGCGCAGCAGGAGCCCGGTAAAAACATCGGCGATGGATTGCTTATTCGCGCCGCTCAGCTTGGCGAAAACGTCGTCCGGCACGCCAACGGCCACCTTGCGCGCGACCTTGTCGACCAGCTGCTCGAGCTCTTCCTGGTCGGCTGTGTCGTCATCGCTTTCCGCCAGCGCGTTGATGCGGCGGCCCCAAATGCCAAAGCGCTGGCCGTCGAGGATCGAGAGCTCATCCGGGCTCATGATCTCGAAGCGCTGGCCGTCGATCGCAATGATCGGGCGAACGATCAGCGTGTTGAGATTGAGCAGCGGCTCATTGGAAGCCGCATCATCGGCGGGAATTTCGGGGCTGTCGGGCGTGTCCATGCCCGAGGGTATGACCGCACGTCGGGCGGTGACGCGCCCCGGACGCCTGTCCGGGACCGCTAGATATCATCGCTGTTTGCAGAAAGACCCGAGGCGCTTCCACAACGCCTCGGGCCTTTTGCTATCTACGCCAATCGGCGCCAGCGCGCAACGTCAGAGCGCGGCCTGGTGCTGGAACACGATCGAACCGAACCGCACGTCCTCGGTCGCCGCCGTCAGGTCTTCCAGCGCCGTGAACTCGATTTCCACGCCCGCCGGCACACCCTTGCGATAGACCACGGCCGGGCTGTTCGAGACATAGCAGCGCGCCACCTGGTACTGGCCGACCATGCCATCGCCATAGGGGCTGTCGCCCCGCGCGATCAGGGCATATTCGGTCACCGACTTCCCACGGCTCAGCCCGATTTTCTTGGTGCCGGGCGTGCCGACGCCGGCCGCCGTGGTGGTCAGCGCGTTGTTGTTCAGTGCCACGCGCACCTGCTCGAGCGACACGTCCCAGATGGTCAGCTTGAACATCAGGTCTTCTTCGCTGCGGAATGCCTTCACCGGCCCCAGCGCGCCGCCCGGCCGCACCTTGTTGACGGTCTGGTTGTGCGTCACCGTCACGCCGTTTTCGTCCTGGCTGCGCGTCCCGCTCGTGCCCACCAGCACCCACGGCGCGGCGGGCGCTGCCGTCACGATGGGAAACGCCGTGCCTACCACGGCAAGCCACAGCGACAGCGGCTGCCCGACAATCTCATACGGTTGGCCCATTCTAACCTCCTACTTTCGCCAGCGCGTACATGACCTGGAACGACCGCCACGCGCGGGGCCAGTCGGTTTCGGGCTCGCGCCCGGATGAAAAACCGCCTGCGCTCTTGGCCCAGTGCAGCAGCGTGCCCGCCACCGTCGCTCGCTCCAGGCGCCGCAATTTCAGCGCGATCAGATCGGCCAGGATGCCAGCCTCGACAGGCGTGCGGCCATAGGTGAACAGGTCGACGCGCTGGGTATCCACCTCGGCAAAGCTGCCACTGGTGAGCGTGGCGCCGCCGCTCGGCCGCAGCACGAATGCCGCGCGCGGCATCGATGCCGCTTCGCCGGCCGGCAGCTCTGCGCCGAAACCGCGCGTAGCCACGCTGGCCACCACGTCGGCATCGGCCAGCAGGAACCCGACCAGGGCGCCGATCACGTCGGCCGGTACCTCAGGCATCGCCTTCGCCTCCCGTGCTCGAAGGGCGCAGCTTGTTCCATTCCTTGCGGATGTTGCCAGCCAGGTCGGGATACTTCGCATCGGCCGCTGGGCGCAGATAGGGCCGCGCCGGGATCGTCACCCGCTTGCGCAGCAGGTAATGCACCGTGCCCTTGCCATCTACCAGCATCGGCTGGCCTTTTGCCGACTGGGCATAGGTCAACCCGCTCATCATGCGCGGCGAGCCTGCCGCCTTTGCTGCGCCCGAGATCGGGATGGCCAGGAACTTGGCATTCTTCGGCTCGATCGTGCCGCCCAGTTCGTGGATCAGTGCATATTCCACGTCGTGCACGCCCCAGGTGCCCGACACGCCCTTTTCGTCCTCGGCGGCATACTTCACGATATCGACGCCGCCGGTCAGCACGCCCGTGCGGTTCTCCCAGGTATGGTTCTGCCGGGCATGGTTCACCGCCCCGCCCATCGTGCGGTTCACGCCCGCGATCTGCGCGGCGCGCATGCGGGCTGTGATGCCCCGGCCTTTCCAGACGAGTGACTTCTCGGCCATCAGTGGCAGTACCTTCCGCTGATTTGGCCCTCGGCCGAACGCCACGCGGGCATATGGTTTACCAGGGGATGCCCGATGCCAGCGTCGAGCCAATCGAAATCGACGGGCGAATAGCCGCCGCGATCGATGCGTGATGCGCTGCGGCGGCCCGTCACAGCATTTTCTTGATAAAGCCAAACGCCGGCCACAAACACACGGCGCCACGCAAACCATGAACGTACCCAGCGCAGCATCAGCTGATCCTCCGCAGGTTGCATTCCAAGTGCGTGTGCTTGCGCTGAATCGGCCCCATGATCTCGATGCGGCCGGGCAGCACTTCCACCCCGGCACGGTTTTTGACCGTCGTGATCACGTCGCGCGGCTGGATCGGCGCCGCCAGGGCGAACAGCGCGCGATAGGTTTCGGTCTCGGCGTTCTTGCCGCCGTCGACCAGATCGGCAGCTTTCTCAGACCAGATGAAGCACGCCACCGGTTCGCCGATCGACACGAACACGGGCGCAGCGGGCGCGTTCCAGGCATCGCTGCCCGTCGCCTCGTTGCGCTCGATCGCGGCGCGCATGGTGAGCCGGCCGGCGATCATGCCGCGCGCGGTCCCAGCGTGATTTTTTCAGCGTTGCGCATTGCGATGAACGGCACGAAATCGTGGCCTTCATAGCGCTCATCAACTGAAAAGCGGGCTTCCACTACCTCGATGGCGGTCCCTGCGCCGAAGTCGGCAGCAATGGCAGCAATCGCGGCCTCACGCGTGTCGGACTCGTAGGCGTATTCGTCCGTCTCGCCTTCCAGTGTGGCATACCACTTCCAAGGCGCGCGCTTAGCCATCAACTTCCCCCTCAAAAAAGAGCCCCTCCGGCCCACAGCGCCGCTTGCGCAAAAGCGAGCGCTGGGCCGAGCGCTCGATTCCCGCGTCGACATTCAGCCGCGATCGGCGCTGCCCGGCCGCCGCATTCCAATGGCTGGCCACCGGCCGCGCACATGTCAGGCGCCCAGCCAGATGAATGCAGTCTTTGCAGGATGGGGCGTCTGCCATCGACTAGCCTGCCGCTCCCTGCTTCAAGGTAGCTGCTCGGCCAGCTTCATAAGCCCTGATCATCGCGCCCAAGCTGTAGTCCAGATTTCCGTTGTCACGCCGGATGGCCATGCAGTTGGCCGAGATCCACTCAACTGCTTCGTCGTGGTCGAACAGTTCGGACATTGGCGGCAGCGGATCGCGTGCGGCTTCCAGTTCCGCAATCCGGTTTTGCAGGTCCGACACGATCTCAGACGGGCAATCGTTGTAGTGATACCCATCGGGCAGCGCTTCCATGAGCGCTCGGCCAACGCTGGCCATGTCGTCAGCTTCGTTCCAAAGTGCGGTGCAGGCGGCAAGGATAGCCGCAGACTTCCGCTTGGTTTTGACCTCACCGATCCAGGTCTGGGCATCGTCCAGCCATTCGAACTCTGCTGTCTCCTCGCCTACTTTGACGGTGTATGTGCTCACGCCATCGACAAGTCGGGTCAGCTCCAAATGGTGGCCGCAGTCAGCGGCTTCCATCGCCTGAACGATCGCTGCCGCGTGCTTGGTCAGATCAACCATTATATGCCCCTAGAGGATCGGCTCGCCGCAGACCGCAACGCCGGCCCACAGAAATGCGGTTTCGAATTGGGTGCGACACACCGCCAACCCGCGCGCATCGGCACCATGCGCTTTCATGGCGTCGAGCATTGCCTTAACCGCTTCCATCGCGGCGCCCGTCTTTGCAGCTACTTCATCCATCGGCCTTGGCCTTTCCTTTGATCGCGCCACGCCATGTGGCGCTCCAACTGGTCAGCGCGCCCTGGCCGTTGATCTTCACCCCGGTGCGCGCGAAATTGAGCGTGATGGACCATCCGTTTGGATAGTCGGCCCGCGCCCGCGTCAGGTTGCCCAGGCGCCCGCGCCAACCGATCACGGTCGGCGTGGCGCCATCGCCCAGGCCGGTCAGCTGCTCGAGCATGGGCGCTGCCTTTTCCGCATCGAGCACGACGCGGGTTGTCGCCGGCCGCTTCTTCCTGGCGCGTTGGGTGGCCATCAGGCCATCACCATGCCGCGCCGCGCCTCGAGCCCGGCAAAGATGCGCTCGCGCTCCTCGCCATGGTTGTCGGCCAGCGTGAACTGGTAATCGCCCGCGCGCTCGCTCTTGAGCCCGCCGCGATAGGACAGGTCGAGCGCGATCAGCTTGATCGTCGCCTCGTCCCGCGCCGCCTGTTCGCCGATCGGCATGTACGTCACCGTCACCAGCGGCGCCCAGAACGAGCGGCCGTTCGGCCCATCGATCAGACGCTGCAGCGTGCGGCCACCGTGCAGCACACGGTAATCGCCCGCCGCCAGCGTGGTAATGGATGCGGCTTGCCCGGTGTCGCCGGGCTCGGCCTCCTCGATCTCGACAGGCTGCGCCGCGTCGAGCGGGCGCATGAGGCGCAAGGTGCGCAGCATGCGCGAGCAGGGATCGCCCACGTCTCCGAATTCCACCGTGATCGGACCGGCCGGCCCGAACCGCGAATCCATCTCCTGGGCGATGCCGTCGATCATCGCCTGCAGTTCGTCATCCGGCAGATCGCTGCCGGTGCGCAGCTTGACGCGATCGAGGAGAGCCATGGTCAGCCGCCCTTCTGGTCAGGCGGCGTGCCGCGCTTGCCGCCCTTGTTTTCACCGGCGGACTGTTCCTTGTCTTCGCCCGGCGTCTGCTCCTTGGCAGCAGCATCAGCGGCGGCCTTTGCCGCAGCAGCATCCGCCTCGGCTTTTGCCTTGGCCTCGGCTTCCGCTTGCGCGGCAGCTGCTGCCTGCGCGGCTGCATCGGCATCGGCCTTCGCCTTGGCTTCGGCTTCCGCTTGCGCGGCAGCTGCTGCCTGCGCGGCTGCATCGGCATCGGCCTTCGCCTTGGCTTCGGCTTCGGCCTGTGCGGCAGCCTCCTCGGCGGCCTTGGCCTGGGCAGTCGCCTGGGCCTGCGCCTCGGCCGCCGCGATTGCGGCAGCGTCAATCGCCACCACGGGCGGCAGATCGCCGTCGACCAGCCCGAAAAGCTCCACCGCACTGTCGGGGATTTCATCGCCCGGCGCGGCGAAGAGAAAGCGGCCGGCAGGATCGCCCTCGGCCACCAGCGCATCACGGGAAGCGGTCAGGAACAACCGCGCTTTGGCAATCATCATGGTCAAAATCCTCAGTCGTTGCGGACCCAGGTCACGTAGAGAAAGCCTCCCGTGGTGACCGTGGTGGTGTTGGTGACCGAGTTCGCCTTGCCCGCCGTGATGGAGAACTCGCTTTTGCGCTCGACGGCGGTGGCCGGGTTGCCGTCGGTGATGTGCAGCACCGACAGCAGCGTGTCGCTGGGCTGCAGATCGCCCGGCACGTTGAACGCGCCGACCGGCCCGCCGGGAATGATCGCGCTCTGAATGGCCTTCGAGAAACCCGAAATCGTGGGCATCGCCGTCTCCTGAAGAAATTTGCCCGCCTGTTCGGCGGCGGGCGACCGGCCCTGGGTTATCGCCGACTATTGAAGCGGCGGCCCGCCCGGCCACGGCATCGGGCTATGCGGACCGCCCCGAACGGCAGCACCCCGCAATCGCAGCCCCTCGGTATTACAGGCCGGTCGCCGAACAGAAGGCCGGCGGACGGAAGAGGGTGAGGTTCGCTCGCATGTCAGCACGCACGGTGCGCTTGCCCTCGAGGAACTGGGTGCCGACATAGCCGACCTGCACGTCGACGCCCCGGCGCTCGAACAGGCTGATCCAGGCAGGCTGGAACGAGCCGGTGTAACCCGTGCCAGCCCCGCTGGCGTCCTGCTGCACCACAGGCAGGCCCCAAAGGCGATCGACGCCAGCTTCCGAGGGCGAACCCCAGACATACACACCATCGGCGGTGCGCAGCAGGCGCACGCCCTGCCAGTCGGTGGGATGGATCACATGGTGCGTCGGGATCGCGCGGCCGGTGACGCGGATGTTCGTCATCGCCTTGAAGAAAACGTCAGGCACCGGATCGGTGCCGCGCGCCTGGGTCTGGATGCCAGCGACGTTGGCAATGCCGCGCAGATTGGGCGTGGTACCATTGCCGATCAGCACCTGCCGATCGAGCCGCTGCCGCACGCCGAAGGTGAGGCGGCTGTTGATATAGCCGCTCATCATCGTGACGTCTTCGAGCTGCTCGTCCGTCACCGGTACGCTGTCGCCGATCTTGGAGATCGAGCCCTGGCGTTCGGTGAACACGAAGGCGCTTTCCGCATAGGTGCCACCCTCGGCCAGTTCGGCCGCAGCATGCGTACGGGTGGTTTCTTCCATGTACTTGATCGCGGCCTGGTCGGTCGGGAACATGGGGATGATGTCCAGCAGCTGGATCGGCCGCGTTGCTGCCTCGACATAGTTCGGCAGGCGAAGGCTTTCCGGCGCATAGCCGCTGCTGGTGGCCAGCAGTGCCTTGCTACCCAAGGTTTCGAACGCGGCGCCCATCGCCAGCATGTCCGAAGGCAGCAGGTCCTGCAGCGACAGGCTGATGGCACCCGACGCGCCGGCCTTGGCATAGTCCTGGTAGGACTTGTTTTCGGCGAGCATTTCGCCAAGCGACTTCATTTCCTTGCGCTCACCGCGTCCATCGCCCTTGCCGCCCGGCAGGCGGAAACCGCGCTGCGGCGCATTGCGGGCCGCATGTTCGGCCGCAGCCTTCTCGGCCGCGTCCAGGCGCTGCACGTGCTCGCCCAGCTCGTTGAGCTCGGCATTCATCTGGTTGACCTTTTCGGCCACCGCGATGGACCCCTTCACGTCGGCGCCCAGCACGGTCACCTTGTTGAAGTCGTACTGCTTGCGGCCATCGCCGCCGGTCACCAGGGCCTGCTCGAAAACCTTGCCCAGCTCGTCCTGCTTGGCCGCCATCTTCTGGCGCGCCTGCTCCAAATTCAGTTCCTGTACCGACATGCCGATCTCCACTGCACCGCAGTCCACAAAAGACCGGGCCATATGGCGGCACTCGAACAGGCCTAGCGCCCCGGACGGGTGTCCGGGGCCTGAGCAATTTGTCGATGCAAGGGATGGCGCAATGGCGATACGCCGCGCAACAGGTCTAGCCGATCAGGCCCGCCGATGACAACTGCCGAGGCACAGGCCGGCTTAAAGAGCGCGAAATTGGCGTTTGAGAAGGGCTAAGAAGGCTGGCGAGGGGATTTTCCGGGGGAACGGCCGCCAAAGCGCTCACAGGCACCCTGGCGGCCTCTGTGCGGAGGTTCAACCTCGGCGGGGAAGATGCTTCTGCGATTGGGCCAACAGGAAGCCGTAGAGCGCTTCATCCACCTGGCCGGCGTCGGCCTCGATCGGCGCGGGCGCAAGCGCTTTGCCCAGCGCGGTCTGGATGTCTTCCAGCTGCTTGCGACCCGTTGCGGAAAGCACAGACGCATCGGCCGCCGTGACGGTGGCCAGTTCGCCCAGCGCCTCGATCAGGCCGGCGAAGTGGCCTTCCTTGAGCGCGGCTGCCTTGATCGACAGCGTGCCCGTGCCCACGCCCGCGCCGCGCAGCACCGGGCTGATTTCGTCGCAGTCGAGCTTCTTGAGCACACGCACCTGCATGCCGTCGCGCTGCTCGAAGGCATAGTCGAGCGTTTGGAAGCCGTAGCTCCACTCCTGCACCGGCTGCCCCGTGGCAAGGTCGAACTTCAGCGTCTCGTGCCATTCCTTCCCCGTCTGGGTCGCAAGGTTGAGCGTGAAGTCGGCCAGTGCCCAGCCATCCTGCTCGAACAGCCAAGCCTTGCCGAATGGCATCGCCTGCCGGTTGTGCGCCGGGATCATCTGCACCCATTGGCCGCCGCCGGTTTTCCAGCTGAACGCGCCGGGTGCATAGGTGTCACCATCATAGTCGACGGCGGCAAGCTGCGCGATGCGTGCGCGGCCCTTGCCGGTTTCGTCCATGCTCTCGATCGTCACTGCCTTGAATGGCATGGGTCAGTCCTCAAAGTTGGGGGCAAAGCTCAGGGTGCCGTTGGGGTGTTCTTCGTCCGCCATGGTCAGGCCCTCGGCGATCGTCACGATCGAGCCGTTGCGGGCGATATGGCTCAGCAGCGATCGGCCAGGGCCGAGCAGGCCGTCATAGACGATCAGCGATGTGACGCCGGCCGCCTTGGCACGCTCGATCGTCGAGATGTTCTGCGCATACTTCGTCTCGGTGCGTGCGATCCGGCGCGATCTGGTCAGCGGCGTGTCGCTGGGGCCGGCCTCAACCATGTCGGCAATGCGGTTCGCCAGCGCCGTGGCGCCTTCGCCTTCCGCCCGCCCTTCGGCCAGCGCCTGGAACAACGCATCCTTGGTCTGTCCTTCCAGGTCGACCAGACCGGCGCGGCGCCCGCCCGCCGCCAGGATCGATCGCGCCACCACGTCGGGCAACGAGGTGCCCAGGCCGGCGCGCTCGGCCACGTCGTTCGCGGCCTTGGCAACTTCCAGGTACTGGGCTTGGTACAGATCGCGCAGTTCGCTGTCCCAACGGGTGATGCCCAGCTGGTCGAGGATCATGGCGACAATCAGGTCGTCGGACTTGGTTTCCTTGCCAGCCATGCTCGGGTCTTTTTCGAGCAGTGGCAGCGCAGCCTTCTCAGCCTGCGCGCCAAGGCGCGAAAACCACTTCTCAAGCCGCTGCTCAAAGGCAGCTGCCAGCCCTTCGCCCTGCTGCTGCATCAGCAGCGCCCAGGCGTAGCCGCGCTGATACGCGCCATCGCCGGCCTGGGCCTTCTGCTCTTTTGGCGCGGGCAGTGCCGGCGCGGGAGCGCGCACGGCCAGCGCCTTGCCATCGCCTTCCGGCACTTCGATCACCGAGATCGAGCGCAAATAGAACCGGTGGCTGTCGTCGGCCGGAAGGCCAATGCCCATGCGATACTCGAACACCGTCACCGCGCCCGAAGCCAGCGCCTCTTTCCAGCGGGTCTGACGCTTGTCCTCGTCTTCCTGCAACGCGACGACGGCCGAGGTATCCCAGCCGACGCTTTCCCCTGCCGGCCGACGAAACTGCCCCACCAGGCTGCGCTGCAGTTCATCGGCGAACATGCGCGCCATCGGCAGCACGCCATTCGACCAGGCGAGCTTGCGCATCTCCTCCATCGTGGCGCCTACCTTGGTCGCTTGCAGGCCCGCGCCGAAGCCCACGACGGCCGCCGGGATGCCGAGGCAAGCGCAGACGCGCTCCTCGGCAACGTCCCGGCCTTCACTCATGTTCATCTGCTGCGGGTTGAAGCCGTAGGGCTGCACATCGGTGGGCGCACCCATTACCAGCGTTTTGCCGCGATTGTCGCCGCCGAACTGCTGCTGGAACCATGCCTTGGTGGCCGCCACATCATCGCCCGAGGCCATGGCGCCGCCTTTGGGGCTGATGACTACGCCGGGCGCCCCCATATTGCGCAACAGGCTGGCCACGAAGTTGCTGCTTTCCAGGTCGACGAAGATTTCCCGGATCGCACCATCGAGCGGAGCCAGGCCGAGCCGCGTGTTTCGCGGGTTCATGCCGTGCCGGAAATGCACCACATCGGCAAAGTCGATCGACATCGGGCCGAGGCCGTCGCCGCAGTTGTACTCATAGTGGCTGATGAACACCGAGCCATCCTGCGGATACTTGGGCTCCATCATCCAGGGCGGCACGAACCACAGCTCCACTGGCACGCCGTAGCTGTTGCGCACGATCAGCCAGTAGGCGTTGCCCGTGATCGCGAACGCAAAGATGGTGGCCATCCACAACGCGATATCGCCGTAATAGGCGTTCGGCCGCTGGATCAGCGCCAACATGGGATGGTCGGTCACCGGCTGGTGATTTCCATCCTTGTCGGGCATCGTCACTTCGAGAACGGCTTCGGGCAGCGCGCGCGCGATCCACATAACCGGCGCGGTTACCACCGAGGAATCGAGGCAATCGCCCACTTCCTTGCGATAGTCGTACCGGGTGCGCTTCAGCAGCCCGGCCAGGAACGGCGCGCGCGCGACATGGCGCATCGCGGTCAGGGCTTTGGTGAACCACTTCATCGTACCGGTATCCAGTCTGTCGGCGTTTCGTTGTCGTAAGAGGAGCTGAGCGCCATCATCCCGGCGCTGGTCGGCCGCAGTCGGCCTTGCGCATCGATCATCACCAGCTCGGGCACGAGCAGGCGCAGTAGTTTTTTCCCTTCCGGCCCGTGATGGTCGTTGAACTCGCCCACCGTCGCTTCACCGTGGCGAAGCATGGTGAAGGCGATTGCGTTCAGCAGCCGGTTAGCGATGTCATCCCGCTCGGGTGTGCTCGAGGACACAGGACGCCATTGCGCGCCGTCGGCCGCCGAGGCGGCGTGCACGGCCAGCGCCAGCGCCCAGAACCGGTCCGCGTGGCCATCGTCCGTGCGCTCGGCTGTAAAGCGGATATTGCCCGCCTCGGTTGTTTGCTTGGTGACCGAGCGCAGATCGGCGCGGATCACCGGATCATACGGGATGCGCAAGCCGCGATCTTCCATGCGCGAGCGCACCGGGTAGGCCAGGGCTTCCTTGACCTTTGGCGTGAACGTCACGCCCTCCACCATGTAGGTGCCGAACTCTTTCTGCGCGTCGTCGGTCCAGCCTATGCCCAGGCCGGTGGCGTCGATGCAGGTACGGCGGCAGCGCCTGATCCACGGCCACAGGATTTTCTCCTGGTCGCCCTTGGTCATCTTGGCCAGCGCCTCGACGTGGCGGGTGTAAAACGTGTCGCCCAGGCGCTCGACAACCCAAAGCACGGTGAGGTCGCGCTTCCGGCCGATATCGATGCCGGCATAGAGCTCGCCGCTCTCGATCGCCGTCCAGTCCGTGCCTTGCGGGTACTCGTTCCGCGCGATCAGGTCGTATTCCAGGAACGCCGCATCATCGTCAGCGGGCTGGCACATATACTCCTGGAGAAAGCTCTCTTCGTCCGCGCAACCGCTCTTCACGAAGTCGAAATAGGCCGCCTCATCCATGTCCTGGATTTGATCGTCGGCAGGCAACGACCGCTGCAGCTTGAACAGAAAACCATCGTCCAGCGCGGTCTGCAGCGTGACAGTGTGCAGGCTGATGTTCTTCGGGTTGCCCTTTTCCTTTACTTCGCGAACCAGCTGGTTGAAGAAATTGTGGCTGCCGCGATGGGTGGAGATCAACTCCATCGAGCCGCCCCAGGTGATACCCGGATAAGCGATGGCCCACAGCTTGCGCGGGTCGGGGTGGAGCGCAAACTCGTCCAGGATGCGCCCACCGCGTTTGCCGGCCTGGGCATCGGGGTTCGAACTCATCGAATTGATGCGCTTCCCCGTCAGGAAGTGCAGCACATAGGCGGTCTGGTTTTTGTCGGGATCGAGCGCCTGCTCGCCCAGATCGCGCGCCGCCATGTCGAGAATGCCGGCAAACAGCTTGCAGTCTTCCAGGAACAGCCGCGCCTGGATGTCATCGCGCGAAGACACCCACTGGTCGAGCCGCGCGCCCTGCTTGCCGGTTCGCGCCACGGCGGCATAGGCGGTCGACCAGGAGATGCCGATCTGGCGCCCCTTTTCCATCAGCTTGAGGCGGCTCTCATCCGCGATCCACTTGCCCTGGTAGGGCAGAAAAAGCGCGTCGGGATTAGCCGGGATGATCTTCGCCGCGCCCATTATCCCCGCCGCACCAGCTTAGACTTCAGCCATTCGAGCTTGCGCTCGACGCCCGCGATAAACTGCCGCAGGTGCGCGCCTTTCGTGTTGCCTGCCGCCGCATGCAGAACGTACGTGGAACCTGCCGGGTCGCTTTCGGCGCCAATGACAATCACCATTACGCAGCGCCCGTTGGTGGCCAGCAGCTGCGCCAGCGCTTCAGCTTCCTGATCGGCCACCTTTATCCAGGCGGTGTTTTCGCCGGACATCACACTACCCCCAGGCGGCGGTTGATTTCGGCGAGCGTCTCATCCGAGACACCAGCCTTCTTGCCGACCTCTTGAACCGCCTCGGCTGCCTTCTGCAGCCGCGCCTGTACGTCTTCTTCCAGCCGGCGCCGGGCCTCGGCCGAAGCCTTCTGCGCGTTCACCGCCGATTGCAGCGCGCGCGAAAGCTCCATGATGCCTTTGGTCGAAACGTCGCCTTCCAGCTGCTGGAACATGGCGAGCTTGAGCATTTCGGCCACGGCCACCGTCACCTGGTCGGGGCCTTCGGTCCCAAGCGACGACACGAGCTCGGCCGACATGCGCTGCACTTCGTCCAGCTTGCGGAACTGGATGGCCTTGCGCACGGCAAAGCGCGACCAAGCCGACTTCGACACGGGCGGGATGCCGCGATCGGCAAGCCGCTCGTTGAACTCGGCCAGGATCGCGGTCTGCGGCAGTTTGTTGGCGCGCAGCTGCTCGAGCGCCCAGACCACATCGGCCTCGGCTTCATCGGGCAAGAGGTCGATCGTCGACAGGCGGCCCCGGCCATCGCGGCGGGTCTGGCCGGCCTTGTCATCGGGGACGCCCGCGCTCACCGCCGCAGTTCCGACGGCAGCGTGATGCCGGCCAGTACGGCGCGTTCTTCCAAGTGCGAGCGGCCAGCCGGCGCGATACGCGCGATCGGGAGAGCGCCCGCATCGATCAGTTCGATCGCGCCAAGCATGGCCATCTTGCGCAGCTGCGTTTCGATCCAGTCGTCATCGCGCTTGATGCCGTAGATATCGAGCGTGCGGCGGATGAGCAGAGCGTTCAGTTGCCCATCGACCTGCTCGGCCAGCGTGCGCAGGATTGCGAGCCGCGCGTCAGCGGCCTGGACATCGGCCATATCCCTCACCGTCCCAATCCTTTCTCGATCAGCAGCCGCTCGATGCGCTCGACACTGCGGTTGGTTCGCTCTGCCAGCTCCCGGTGCCCGGCGATCTCGACCCGCATCGTGTTGATGCGCTCGTTGATCAGCTGCTCGATGCGCGCCACATCCTGTGTCGTTGCGGCTTCGGCCTTGAGCTCGGCGAACTCGCTTTCCAGGTGGCCGAGTCGCAATGACAGCGTGCCGACCTTGCTGGACATGGCGTTGACCTTCTTGCCCAGGCTGCCCGTGCTTTCGGGGTTGGCAGAGCCAGCCTTCCAGAAGGTCAGGCCGATGCCGGCCAGAATGAAGGCGATGATCGCCAGCTCGATCCAATCACGCGGCACCGTCGCCATCCTTTCCTTGCGCCGCGCCCACCGCGCGACCGATCGTGTCGCGCGCAAACTGCGCGACCTGGGCGCCGACCATTTCGATCAGCGAGTAACCGGCGAAGCCCAGGCCGAGCGACACCACGAAGGCAAAGAGCAGGCCGGGCCGGTCTTCGACGATCCACAGCTGCGCCGTGATCAGCATGATCAGGCTGACCAGCGCGAACATCGGCCAGGACAGCGTGCTCTCCGAACGGCGGGCCAGCGGGCGGGCACAGAGCACGCCGATCGCCCCGATCGCGCAGGTCAGCGCCGGCATCGGCACACCAGGCGCGATTTCGAAGGTGAAAGCATCGGCAAGACGCGGCGTGGGGTCGGCCGTGGCGCTGATCGCCAGGGCCGGGAGCCACAGGGCGGCGAACTTGGGCATGGAAACCTGGGCGATCACTTGCAGGCCTCCGCCGCGTCATGCACGCGCCCCTCGACCAGGCCGAGCCGCGACAGGATCGCGCCCAGCCAGGCCATGCCCAGTTCGTTGCCGGTCAGTTCCGCGCCGGCCGCCGGCTCAGGGCGCGGTGCCAGCGGCGCCGTCACCTCGGGCGGGCATACCGTGCGCACTTCCGTGCGCGTCTCGATAACCGGATCGGGCTTGCGAGCCGGCGGTGGCTTACTGGGCGAGCTGGCGCAGGCAGCCAGCATCGCAAACAATCCGGCCGCCGCTATCGCGCGGGGCAGCGGCAAGCGCGGCAAGGGCATCGGTCATCCTTTTTTGCTGACTGGTGGCCCGGCTTTCGGCGCGGGCAGTGGCGGCGCTGGCATCCGCCTGGGCATGTTCCAGCAGCTGGTTGAGCGTGTCGCGCTCGACGGTCAGGGCATCCTGCCGCGCAACCAGGTTTTTCACGCCAGGGCCGCAGCTGTTGAGCATGGCAAACCGGCCATCGGCGTTGGGCAGCAGCGACGCATCGCAGAATGCTGCCTGCCGCGCGGCGCCGATCTGAAGCTTCACAGCCGGCAGGCAATCATCGAGCGGCTTTTCCTTGGCTGCCGCGACGGCACAGCGCTCAGCTGCATCAGCCAGCGCCTTTTGGTGAAAGCGGTCCTGGATCAGCCACGCACTTGCCGCGAGGCCGGCGGCTGTGGCGACGCTCGCCACGATTTTCGGCCAGCCGATCATTTGCCCAGCGCGTCCGCGCGGGCGAGCCAGCCATTGAGGAACCGCTTTTGCGCCGGATAGCGGGCCGCAATATTCCGGTACCGCTCGCGCGCCGCGTCGCGGTAGGCGCTCATCAGGCCGGTTATGCCAACGCTGTTGGACATCGCCACCTCGCGCAGCGCAGCCATCGTAGCGGTTCCGATAGCGCCATCGACTTTGAGCAGGGTCTTTTTCGCGGCTGAGACGGGAATGAGCAGCAGGCAGGTGTTGAGCGCGCGCTGCAGCAGTTTGCGGGCAGCCTTCAGACCACCATTCACGCCCTGGTCGAACATGGCTTCGCCCAGCGGGATCGGCAGGCTATCGCAGTTGAGTGGCAGCCAGAAATGGCGGCTGTAGAGGAAAACCGCATCGCCGCGCGTCAGCTTGCGCACGTCGGCGCCATCGATATCGCCATCCATATCGAGGTCAAAATCGGCGATACCGTCGCCGTCGCTGTCGAAAGCCCCGGCCGCTGCCAAAAAGCGCAGAGAGATGCCGTATTTGGTGGCGCCACCGCGATCGGTGGGATCGTCGACAAACCCGCCTTCGATCAGCAGCAGCTTCTTGGCCGCCGCCGCGTAGCGCGTCGAATATCCCTGTACCAGGATATCGTCAGGTGATGGTTGGGGTGTGCCGCTCATGCGGCGGTTCTGGCCGCGTGGGCCATATGACGCGCCCCGGACGACTGTCCGGGGCGGCTTGGATCATATCAGAAAAGGGAAAGTTGATCCGTGTTCAGCATGGCACGGCGCCGCCGGATCGAGCGGATGCTGTAGCGGGTTGCCAGACAGATGTCACGCTCCGAGGCACCCGCCTTGATCATCGCATCAACCCGAGCCCGTGCCTGGGCTGCGTTGCTGGCCGGGCCGAGGGGCAGTTCCAGACGCAATCCCTTGATGCCCATCGTCAGTTCATCGGCCAAGCGCCGCGCGCGCTCTACGCCGATCAGTTTGCAAAGCCAGTGGTCGCTCGGCGGCACCGGAGGAATATAGACTTGGGTACCGCCGCGCGCCGTTGCGATCGCAAGGGCGGCCTCTTCGCCGACCACCGATGCGATTTGCTGCAGGACGCCCGGCAACTCGGTCATGATTTGTCTGCCCTCTTCGTCAGGGCGCGTGCTCGGGTATGACGGCTGTCCTCTTCGATTACCGTCGTGACAACGTCCTCACGAACGACAAAGACCATACCCTCGGCCAGGATGATGAACTCGCGCCCGCCCATAGCTGCGCCGGCCTGGAATGCGCGATCGAGGGCAGTCGTCAGCATCGTGCGAATCTGTTCGACATCCACGATGTGCGCGTGTTGGAGCCAGCGAAACAGCGCGTGGTCTGACACGCGCAGTTCACGGCGAACGGCTTTCTTTGTGCCAGCCATCAGAGGAACCACACGATGGCAAACACCACCCCAGCCCAGAAGCACAGCAGCGCCAGTGCCACGAGGCGAATGGCACGGATGCGACGAAGGTGCTCGCGCCGATCGGCGCCACCTATCGCCGGCCGGCGCTCCCAATAGAGCGAAGGGCCGAACAAGCGGCTCTGGTCGAACCGCCCGATCATGCTGCTGCTCCCGAACCGGCCGGGCCTCCGAATTCGCGCAGCTTGGCACCCAGGGCAGCGGCGAGGCGGTCGTAATCCTGCGCGGTCCATGGCGCCGCACGCCCGTTTTCGATGCCGCACAGCTTCCAGGCCGCGTCGTGTAGCGCCCAGGCCTCAGGCGCCACGCCGCGCTCTTTCAGCTTGACCAGGATCGCGCTGCACAGCGCGGCCTGCAGGGCAAGCGGTTCCAGGCGCTTGCCAGTGCAGCGATCATGCTGCAGCCAGCCCGCGCGTTCGCCCATGCTCTTGAGCGCCTCGATCAGCCTATTCCCGTCGGACTGGCGCGCCCAGGCGAGGCGCTCGCAGCCCAGCTGCCTCTTCGCGAAGGCTTCCAGCGCCGCGTCGGCCGAATTGTGGACCACGCCCAACTGATAGAGCGAAATCCACAGCGCGCGGGCTTTGCGGGCCATGGGATGTGTCGCGCCGCCCTTGCCGGGCCTGGGCTGGAACCCCTTGCTCTTGAGCCAGTCGAGGATGCGGTGCAACTGCGGCTCGGTGCACTTGCTCAAGCGCATCTGGCCAGAAGCGTCAAAAATGGCCTGGCGATAGGAATCCTCGTCCATATCCAGCTGCTGACGCGCAATGTTGACCTTTGCGATCATCAGCCGCCGATCGCGGGACGATGCGTCGAATTGCGCCTTGGGCGCGAACTTAGTTGCGGACATTGACGTCCTCCTCGGTCAGGAAAAAGCGCGCCAGGAATGATCGACAGGCAGCGCGAAATTCACGGTCGCTCAAGCGGAGCTCGATGGCCTTGCAGTGCAGATGGATGACGGTGCTGTGGTCGAGACCGCCAAGCACTTCTCCGATGCGCTGGTACGTCATCGGCCGCGACGGAATCGCGCGCAGCAGCCAGACCACCAGCGCACGGGCACGCACAAGGGGCTGGTGCCTATCGCGTGACAGCACCGCGCCCGGTTCCACGCCCAACGCTTCGGCGGCGAGCACGACTGCGGGCGCATGAGCCGTCACCAGGCGCGGACGGAAGCGGAATTCCGGCGAGGCGTTGCCCGTCATGACGGGCATGGAAAAATCGCGGGCCATCATGCCAACCTCCATCCCAGCAGTGTCAGCACGACGGCCAGCACCGAGACGATGAGCAGGGAGCCGCGCAGCAAGCGGTCCATCGGCGAGGCGGGAGCTTCGTGCTCGACCACGATGGCGGCCGTCGGCGCCGTCTCACGAATGACACGCGCCGTCATCATCTCGACTGCTGTCACGATGGAATCGGGGTAGCGCAGGGCCGTCTCCCAATCGATCATCAGAGAGGCACGCGCGCCCGCGAGTGGCGTGGTGACGCGACCGACGACCTCGACGCCCGCCCCGCTCACCTGCACCGATACCTGACGCTGCGGCAGCGTCGCGGCATCGGCCATGCTGGCTGCGCGGATCAGTTGCGTGATCATATCCCGGCCTCCTCGAGCAAGAGGCAGGCGCGTTCCGACAATTCCGGTTGCAGCGCGCCAAGATACACGGCCATCTTGGTCTGATAGCCGCCCACCGGATCGAAGAGTTCAAGCAGCGGTGTGTCGACAACCGCCGCGAGACAAGAGGCGAGGCGTTGCTCCAAGGTCTCGTCGTTTTCCTGCGTTTCATGCTGTGCCAGCAGCGCAAAAGCAGCCATCTCGTTGAACAGGTCATAGAGCCCTGCGAGCGCCGCGCCTTGCTTGGTCCCATAGCCGTAATCGCCTGGCGCACCGAAGGCAGTCTTAACCGCCAGGATGGCCGCGCGCGTCCGTTGGCGAAGGTTTTCCGGGCTCATGCCGCACCTCCGCGCATAGAAAGCTGCGCCCAGGCTGCCTGCAGATCGTCCAATGCCAACGGTCGGCGCTCGCCGCGCGCGATCATGGTTGCCAGTTCCATGGCAAAGGTAGCACCGCGCAGGCCACCGGGGATCGTGGCGATACGGACGATGAAATTGACCAGCGGCTCTTCGTGGACACCCCACGCCTCTGCGAGCGCCAAGGCATCGGCCTTGAGTGGCACCGGGCGGATTATCCGCATGGACAGGCGGCTATAGAGCTGGGCGAAAGCATCGTCGCGCCCACCGCCTTCAATTTGCTTGAGCGCCTTGATATTGCCGAAAATCGCGATGCCAAGGCGTGCCCTGTCATTCCATGTGCGAATTTCCTCGAACGACTTTTCAGTCAGATGTTGCGCTTCGTCGATGATCAGGAGCGGCATGTGCATGTTCTGCACCAGCTCGCAAATCCGATAGGTCAACGCCTGCGGCGTGCCCTTCGGATTGCGCTCGCCCATCGCGCGCAACACCTCGATCTGCATGTTGTTCACGCCAGCCGAAGACGGCGCCATCGTGGCGTGGAAGACGTTGGGATAGCAGACGGCATAATGCTTGCCGGTCTCGGTCTTCGAGCAACCGGCACCCGTCGCCGCCACGGCCATGCGACCACGCTTGGCCCAGTGCAGCAGGTGGGTCAGTTCCTTGGTGGTCTGGGTATCATAAAATGGCGGCAATTCGGGTAGTTCGATCGCCATGCTGGCTTGCTGCGCCAGCTGCTGGCGGTACCGGAAAACTGCCTCGGCCAGCTTCTTTTCGTCGCCGGCATAGCCTTTGACGCTGCCGAACTGGGTCAGCGTGCCCTGCGGGATGCCGACGCGCTTGCTCACTTCAGACCAGCTGAAGTTGGTGGCCTGCCGGTGATCGATCAGCCAGGAGCGCATCTCCTCGATGTCGATGGGCTGTGCGCTGGGGTCGTTCATGCTATCAAACTCCTGTCTCTTTTTTGGGGACAGGCGGCGCGGGGTTTGTTTCCTAGGCTCGCCCCGCGTCGCCGTTTCACTCAACAACCCTCAAATGTCCGAGGGCCTTGAATACCTTGGCCTCATGGGCCGGCGGTTCGGGGATCGCCTGTTCTGCGCGCACCGCAGCAACGCTGCCGCGAAAACGCACCGGGCGCACCACTTGCGCCTCGGGCTTGACCGGTTCAGGTGCGCCCGCCTGCAACGCGGCCACCTGGGCGGCCAGCAACAGGTCTTCGGCATCGGCCGCCTCGCGGATTTTCTTCCGGTACTCAGCCACACGCTTGGCCGTCGCCTTCGCTTCGGCCGCGTCGAGGAAGAGCGCATCGCCCAGCAGCTGGGCCGAGCACAGATAGTGATCGTCCTGGTCGTAGAGATGGACGTCGCGCAGCAGATTGTCGGGGTCGAACCGCACCGTGACGCGCTGGCCGTGCAGCCGGCCGCATTCAAACGACCAGTAGCGATTGCCGAACAGCCGCAATTCGCCGGTGCGCGCGTCGATCCGCCGCTGTTCACCCGCCAGCAGCGCCTTGCGCATGAGCTCGGGCGTGGCCTTGCCGATCGGTGCCGTGGCGTAGGATTCGGCGAACACGTCGTCGAAGCTGCGCCCGCGAGCGGTTTCCGTGCGGCGGCCCATCTTGGCGTTGTGGTCGGCAATGCCCTTGTCCACCTGGGCCACGAAATCGGCCCATTCGACTGCCCGGCTGCCGTAGTTTTCGGGCTTGGCCATGGGGGTGTTGCCCACATAGGCGCCAGCAAAGGCCGGGTGCTTGGCGATGCGGTCGCACATATCGCGGAACGCGCGCTCGATCGGCTTGGACTGGCCGCGATAGGGCGTAGCCCAGTGAATCTGGATGCCCAAACCGACCAGCAGGCCGGTCGGGTCTTCCTCACGCACCTTGAAGCGGAAGCGGGTATTGGCGCCGCCTGTGATCCACTTGCTGGCGAACGCGCGGCCATTGTCGAGCACGCATTCCTTCGGCACGCCCCACGTCTGAAACAGATCGGCAAAGCAAAGCCGCGTCTGCACCGCCGATTCCTCGCCGCCGATGCGCCAAGCCAGCACCTTGCGGCTGTGAATGTCCTGGATTGTCACCATGATCGGGCGGATCACGCGCCCGTCGCCGGTCTTTACGAACACGTCGAACTTGTGGCCGTCGATATTGACCACTTCCATGGCGTGAAGGTGCGCCACGGTACGGCGCTGCGCGGGAATCGAGCGCCGCAGCGCCTCACTCCCTTCGCGCCGGAACAGCAGCACGCGCGGATCGACTTCGCGCTCCACTTTGCGCCGCAAGGCCCGCTCGGACGGCATCGGCAACCCGCGATCCTTGGCGATCGCCGCCGTGCGATCATAGCAGCTGGTCATTGTGGGCGCTTCCAGGCGCAGATAATCGCTCAGGAAGATGCGCCACAGTTCATCGTCGATCTCGGCCTCGCGCCCGCCGCCTTTGCGCTGCGGCGCCAGCGCCGGCAGTCGGTTGTGTGGCGCCACACCATCGACCAGCTTGAGCCAGTTCCAGATGGTCTGCGCGGTCTTGCCGCTTTCATGGGCCAGGACCGTGACCGCCAGCGTGCGCGACAGGCCCGACTGCACCAGCGTTTCGAACTGGCCGACGACGCGGGCGCGAAACTCGGCCTCGGCCTTGACGGCCCCGCTCTGTAGATCGAACCAGCGCCAGCTGCTCGCGGCCTTGTCCTCGGCTTCGATCAGGACGGTTTCGCCCATCTTGCGGCCGAGCTCGATCCGGGCTGGGCCCGGCAATAGCGAAACGTGGAATTCCAGCCCGCCGCCGCGCCCGGCGCGCGGCCGGCACAGCGGGTTGCCTGCCTTGTCATGCTGGATCAGCCAGCGGTTGTCGCGGGCATGGCGGTTCATGGCGCGCTTGTCATGCGGCAGGCCGGGCAGCTGCAGCTGCGCCAGCTCGGCCGCCGTGAACCACTCGCGCGGACCATCGATGGCGGGCGCGGCGGTTTCTTGTTGGGTGCGGGCCGGTTGCATCACAGGAATCGATCCCCTCGGATAAGCGGCGCGGTGGCCGAAATTTTGCGGCGCTCTTCATCGAGCATCGCCATGGCGCGCTCGATCTGGCCCAGGCGGGCCGTTTTCACTTCTTCACCGATCAGCAGCGCGGCGCCGATTTCGCGCATCAGCGGGTCGAGCAGATCGTGGCGCTGGGTAACCGCCACCAGCGCCAGAAACCGCGACATGGGCACTTTGTGCTGGTCGCGCGCCGGGCTCGAATAGGCGTCAAGCATCGCCCGGCTGACTTCCTCGTCCAATAGGATCGACATTTCCGCCGCGATCAGTTCGCGCTGGCGCGTGTCGCTGTTGAGCATCGCGCCCACGGTACGGCAGATGCGCTGTTCCAGGCCGGCCAGGGCAGCAGCGCCCGTCGCCGCGACCGGCGCGGTGAAGACAAAGCCCAGCTGGTCGGGATGCGCGCGTGCCTTAGCCACGAACCACCGCCCCGGCGCTGCGCCAGCTTGGGTCGTAATAGGCCTCGGGCTCGAAATCGATCGAGCGGCCCGACGTTGCGGGATAGACCCACGCGTCGCCCGCCCAGCGTGCCAGCGCCATGTCGTCGCCGCGCTTCACGAGAAAGGAATCGCCCGACTTCGCAGCCGCATCGATCGCGCGAAACTCAATGGTGGCCGGGCGGCTCATCGGCCGCACCCGTGCCATTGGATAAGCTGCACCGCGTCAGTCGGCGGTGTGCAGCCGTTCCGCTTCGCCGTCGCTTCGCCATCGGCCAGCATGACAATGGTCAAGGCCAGCGTCAGTAGCGCGATGGCAATCAGATTGATGATCAGGCCGGCGATTTTCATCGGCTTAGTCCCTCATCATCCAGCGGGCGTCCCACTGCGAGAATTCGGCGGGGCGCTGCTCGATCGGATCAAGATTTTCGGCGAGCGCGACAGGCGCAGCGGTGCCGCACAGGCGGCGCCGCGCACGGGCCTGGTCGCGCAAGTGACGCGCCGCTTCCCTCGGCGTGCAGCCCATCTGCAGCGCCAGCTCGAAAGCCTCGCGGTGCGCACGGTAGTGCTCTGCCAAGGAAGCGGCGCCGGTCACTTTGCCGGCTTCCAGCGGATCACGACGCCCAGGAATCCGTTCCACTTGTGGTGGCGCAGCCAGAACTCGCCCATCCGCTGACGCGCAAATCCGGTCGCCAGCGCGCCACCGAAGCCATCCGCAACGGCAAACTGCTCGATTTCTTCGTCGTCCAACGGCACTTCGTTGATGGCGATGCTGTGAATCAGCAGCGGGTTCCGGCTATCCAGATGGATACGGATCGGTCGCACATCGATGCAGATGGGGTCGGGATTGAGGATTTTCCGGCAGGCCCGCGTCCGCATGCCGGTGTAAAGCTGCATGGCCTCTCCGGGCCGTGCGTGCCGTGCTCGCTCGTTCCGCACGGTCTGGCGCTTGTTCAGCGTCGCGATGTCCTCTTCGAACTGCGGCTTGAAGCTGTAGGCGACCATCAGACCCTCCGCGAGAGCGCGACAGGCACTGCATAGAGCGGCGTTCCGTCGATCATGGGAATGGCGGGCGGCGTCAGCACTTCGATGCCGCGCTCTTGTCCAGGCAGGATGCGAACCGTTCCGCGCTCCTGCAGGCCTTTGAGGAGCCAGTGGACAACGGACTTCGAGCTGAAGCCCATGTCGCGCACGCACTCGCGAATCGTGGGGGCCATGCCGGTGGCCAGGATATGGCCGTGGACGTAGCGAAGTAGCGCCATCTGGCGTCGGGTGGGCGAGACAGACATCAATCCACTCCTTCGATTGACGCGATCGTCCCGGCGCTCAGCGGCGGGAGCCAGATCGTGCGGGTTTCACCGGGTTGCGTGGGCTGGCGCACGTCCCAGACGACGGCGCAGAAATCGACCATGCCGCCCCGGAAGGCGCGCTTGCCCATGGCCTCGATCATGTCGCCCGGAGGCATCGAAGGCCGCTCGCAGAAGTGCAGGACGAACTGGGGCGGATTGTCGATACGCACGAGGCACGAGCGCTTCTTGCCCATGGCCAGCCATTTGGCGGGCATGATCATGACGACGCGGTCCGTGGCGAGGCGCAGCGCCCGCCGCACAAATGCCTCGCTCACGATCATCTGCCGGCCTTCGAACCAATACTTGCGATAGCTGAAGGGCGGATTGGACCAGATGGAGACGCGCGCGTGTTCGCCGCGCTGCTGCAACTCGTCTTCGATAAAGCAGATGTTCTCGAAGCTGATGAGCTCCGGCCGTTCGAATGCCTGCCAGCGCCGCACGTCGACGCGGTTGACGATATCCGACAGCACGAAGCGGCCATAGAAGCCCGCGCTCTGCAGCCATTCCGCACTGCGCCCCTGGCCGGCCGCAGGGTCCCAGATCGTCGCGCCGCTTTCTGCCTCTTCCAGGCCGATCGCATTGGCGATCTGCTCCCATTCCCAGCCCTCTTCGACGTACCAGTCATAAGGGTGGCGCTTCGCCTTGCGGCCAGAGGAGATTTCAGCGCGCATCGGAGGGCTCCTCGGCGTAAATCCGGTCGACCTTGAGAAAGCCGAGCTCGACGATGAACTTGCCCCAGCGGATGACTATTACGTGGCCTTCGGCCTCATAATCGCTTGCTCCGATGCAGCTGCCTTGGACCTCTATGGAGGGGAGCCAGCGTTTCATTCCGCTACCTCCGCGCAGATTTTGGCGAAGGCAGGCACGACCCGCTTGGCGAGGCGGTCTCGCAGCTGTTGGTACCTTCCCACCGAGACGCGCAATTCGTAGCGCTTGGCCTTGGGAGCCCGTGCCAGATTCCACTCAAGCAGCTTGATCTGGGAATCGAGCGCCAGAAGGACGTATTGCGCCTCAAACAGGTCGAGCGTCGCGAAGGTCGACCCGCGCTTCACTTCGCCACCTCAGCATCAAGGCCGAACAGAGCGCTCTGCACCGCGCCGCAGGCATCCCGCAGCGTGTCGTCGTCGATCTCCTGTTCGCCAGTCAGCAGCGCGGTCAGCACGTGGAACGCGGTCTTGAGCGCGCCCGTTGCCGGGCCGGCCGCGTGCTCGCCCAAGTCCCTGTTCAACAGGTCGCGCAGCTGGCGCTTCACGTCGTCGGATTTCAGGCCTTTGGCGATCAGCGGGATATAGCGCTTCTGCTGGGGCGCGGTCAGGCGGCCGAGATTGCCGACGATCGCGCTAACCTTCTTTTCCTCGTCCGTCGGCTTGCGCCCGGTATCGCCGGAAATGCCAGCGGCGATCAGCGCATCGTCCGCGCTCATTTCCTTGTCCGCCAGCAGCGCCTCGATCGCGCGGCGGCGCGCGTCTTCCTCACGGATGGTCGCTAGCATGCGCAACTGTGACGCGTTTTCACCCACCACTGGGTGCTTGGCCAATGGCTCGATCAGCGCCGGAAACGGTTCGATCAGCAGGCGAAACAGCTGCAGATCGTTATGGATCGAGCGCCGCGACATGCCGAGCGCTTCGCCTACCGAATCCTCCCAACTGTATACGCGTGCAATCTTTGCACACGTATCGTTGACCTCTTCGGTAAGCGCTTCGTCGGGGCGCATTTGATGGGCTTTGACCCGCTCCCAGCGAGCACGAACGGCTAACTGCTGCTGCTTGAGGTTGCCATTTTCACGCGCGATCCGATCTTGGGCAGCCTGGACCAGCGCTGCCGTGAACTTGGCGCGCTCAATCGGCGCCAGCGGGCGGCGGTGCAGGTTTTCCGATGCTTCCAGGTCGGCCAAGTCTTCGGGCTTGCCCGAAACTTCGATGGCAAACACCTGCAGGCCTTCCAGCCGCGCACCGATCAGGCGGTGCATGCCAGTCACCAGCCGCCACGGCTGCGCCGTGTTCTTGGGCTGGGCAACCACCTTGATCGGGTCACGCTGCCCATCAACGGCCATCAGCCGGCCGATCGCGGCAGCCTTGTCCTCGTGCAGGAAGCCGATGCGCTTCCCTTCGTCGACGGTGTTGGGATCGACGCCAAATAATTGGGCGTCAGCAAGAATGCTCATTTGCAGCACTCACTTAGACGATGCGGAAGGGTGACCCGATAGGTATCGGAGTGGAGATCGGGATCGACGCCAAAGTCGAAGCCACACCAGGAGAAATTGCTTGTCGGAACAATCCTCGGATCTACTGCAACCGCTGGCCATTGCTGGGTTTCAACTGGCAGCGATATCGATAGCGGCACTGTCGGAAGCTGGGCTCCTGTCAGAAGACCACTGCGAAATGTCCGTAGCCATTGTGGACGATGCCTGTGATCAGCTCGAGCAGGCTGCGCAGGCGCGTCAGCTTGCGCAGGCTTCGCTGGCGCAGTTCCGTCGACTGGCGGATCAACTCGCACAGCAAATTTCGCCAAAGCCGTGAAGAATTGGCGTTCATATTCTGTGCGGACGGCATTGCCTGAGCGGCGTGCGGCCAGTTCCAATGCCAACTGGGTCATGATGCCACCGTCCGCCGTGCGCGGCGCTGCCCTTGCCCGTAGACGTCGGGGCGAAGACGCATGCGGGAGACGCCATAAAGCCTCTCTGCAAGCGGCACGTACTCAGCCGGCAATCTCTTGGTCTGGTTGAGCCAGCGCCACATGGTGGGTTGGGGAACATCGAGATCGCGCGCTAGCTGGCTAACGGAGCCGGCTTTGTCGCGACACTCGATAAGCGCGTCATGCATGGCGGTTCGAATATCCATATTCGAATTCATATGCATTCAAAATCGAATTGGCAACTCGAAAACGTATGGCGCGGAATTATTCGTAAACGGATAGCCGAAGCGCATGAGCAGATTTCGCCCAGAACGACTCATCGAGCTCCGCAAAGCGCGCGGCCTGTCGCAAGGGCAGCTCGCTAAACTGACCGGTTCGACGCAACCGTCGATCAATCGGCTGGAGGGCGGTGGTACCGATAGGCCACGTCAACTGGTGGAACTCGCCCGGACGCTTGGCACCACGCCTGAATATCTTTTGGGTGAGACTGACGAACCAGGCGTCTCATCTGCACAGTTGAGCGAACCGAAACTGTCAGTTCCGGTACCCGCTGTTGTCCCTGAAGGCCTGGTTGAAGTGAAGCAGATCGATCTTCGGTTTGGCCTCGGTGCCGCTTACATGGACACCGAGATCGTCGAGGATCAGGCCGAAACGATGTCGTTCCCGATAGCGTGGCTCAAGATGATCACACCAAGCCCCCCGGAGCTGCTTTATTGGGCGCGCGGCATGGGCAATTCCATGGAGCCCACGATCAGTGATGGGGACGTCATCCTGATTGACCGATCGCAGATCGATGTGCGTTTTGGCGATCTGTATTGGGCGATCTCTTATGGCCAGATTGGCATGATCAAGCGATTGCGGCCTATGCCTGATGGTGGCATCAAAATTCTGTCGGATAATCCTGCCGTCACCCCTGAAACGGCGTATGATGGCGAGCTGCACGTGTTCGGCAGGGTTGTCGCAGTGGTGAAGAGCTTATGACCCCGTTCCTGGTTGGTGCGTTCGTTGTCGTGATGCTCTGCTGGGGCCTCGCCGCGCTGCCGCGCGCATCGGCAAATGGAGGCGCAAGCACGAACCGCGTGCCATGGGTTAAAATAGCCATCGGCTTGGTGTCGGCGATTGTGATCGGCGCGGGCATTTACGCTGGACGGCAATATTTGGCCTGCTCCGGGCTGGAAGACGATTATCTCAACAGCGTGAGCCAACTGAAAACGGCCACCGTCAGCCAAGGTATCGTGCAGGATGAGGCTGGCCGATCAACCTTGGCCAACTTGCGGGAAGCCAACATGCGCGCTGCCGCATCGACGCTCGCGGCGCTCAACAGCCAATGCGGCAGCCAAGCCGCCGATACAGCCGTGCGGAAGGGATCAGGTATGCTTCAGCCGTGA